ATGTACTCGTAACTGATTACTCGGAAGGAAATATCTTAATCATTATCCTTTCATTATTTGCGGCAATTGCCGAAGTTCTTCACTACTACATTGATAATATGGCAAGGGAATCATTCTTGCCTACTGCTCGTAAATACAGTTCAGTAGTTAAGCATGGTGCTTTGGTAGATTATCATGCAAGAGGTGCTATTGCAGCATCAGTAGATTTGGTAGTATCTCGAGATGTATCTGGAGATTCTATTGGTGCTAAGTTAACTATACCTTCTGGAACTTTATTCACAGACTCTAATGGTAACAAATGGCTATCATCTAGAGACGTAACTTGGTATGCTAATGTAACTACTTGTAAAGTTCCAGTTGTACAACACGAATTATATACGGAAAGCCAGATAAATGGTATGGTTATACCTTCAGATGAAAGGGTAACTATTACTCTTGGTACACTACCTAATGGTAAGTATTACGAACATGGAACTATGAGTATGAAGATTGGTGGAGAATCTTGGGTATTGGTAAACACCTTTGCTTATTCAAAACCCACCGATAAACATTTCATGGTTACTATGGATGAAGCTTTAAATCCATATATCTTATTTGGTGATGGTAAATATGGACAGAAGCCTGCAGCTAATGCCAAGATATCTGAGGTTAAGTTCTACCTTACTACTGGTATCAATGGTAATGTAAAATCTGGTATGATTACTTCTGTACCTTCAGTTATATCTTCATCAGTAACAGATGCTACTGTATCTAATACTTATGCTGCAGGTGGAGGTTCATCCTATGAGAATTTTAGTATGCTCAAGGAACACATACCTTTGAGTGTAAAGACTATGGGAGTAGCTATTACCAAACAGGACTTCATAGACTTAGCTAAACTGGTTGATGGGGTTAGTAAGGCAAAGGCAGAATACGAATGTGGTAGAAAACTAATCGTTTATATATCTCCTGATAATGGTGCTACTGCTGACTCTAACCTTATTCAAAAAGTATATGATGTATTACATCAGAACTCACCACTTACTACTTGGTTAACCGTTAAGTCTGCAGGTAAAGTAAATATTATCTTGGATGTAGAAGTTACTGGGAAGAAGTCTTATAAAACTTCAGAAATACAATCACAGATTCTTAGTGCATTATTTAATGCTTATTCTCCGGAGAACTCAGACATTGGTGGCAGCGTAAGAATCTCTGATATCTATGCACTCATAGATAATCTTGAATCAGTAGATTATTTACACTTGAAGAAGTTCTATACTAAACCATGGCCTACTACCGTATATGGTAACAAGGAATTAATCCTTGGTCAATTCCAATTAGACGAGGCTAATGGTAGTATGTCTTACTTTATCTCTTTCTCTTCAGGTACTCAGTTTACAGTACGTTCAGTTAAGGGAGGCTTTTCTTATGATGGCCAAGTGGGTAAGACTACACAGATTAGAGATACTATAAATGGATTTGTATTTGCCTTGGATATCCAGAACAATGGTTATCAATCCGGATTTAGATATACCATAACCATTGCAGAACCTAACAAGGATTATACAGACCCAGGTTATAATATTCCGGTATTCGAAGACTCAAGTCAGTTAACACTTAAAGTAAATGAAATCGTATGACAAATCTTAAAAACCTAATTGATTTCTTACCTTTCGAATTTAAAGAGCAAGATACTTATAAAGTCGACGGTAAGGGCATATTAGAAAGATTTCTAGAAATTTGTGGTAACTATTTCCAAGAAGATATAACTAAAGATATTGATAATATTCTAGATATAATCGATATCGATAAAACTCAGCAGAGGTATTTAAATTACCTCTGGGAGTTCTTGGGAGCATTACCATTTGCTAGAACCGGAGAACACAAGGGAGTTCCCAACTTAAGTGATGAACAGATTCGAACTATCTTAAAGTATTCAATCTCATTACTTAAGATTCGTGGCTCAAGAAAGTTCTTCGAAATTCTTTTTAATATGTATGGGCTAACCTGTACAATTACAGACCCAACCGATGGAGAGATGGATAAATGGGAAAAGGTAGACCCCTTATATGATACCGATTATTCTCAGTACGACAAATACAACTATGATAAGATTTATGGTTGTGCTCAATGTATAGAGGTAGGTATTTCTATAAGCGGTCATGGGTTTACTTCCCCCACTCCAGAGTTCAAAGCTTTCAAACAATCAATTGATAAGTTATTCGATAGATTCTTACCATACAATGTATCTGGGAAGATTGCTTATGGATTTGATTTGGCTTACAATTATAAAATTGTAGCTGAACCTCTTATCAGTCCTGCAAAGATTGTAACAGGACATATAACAGAAGTACCCATTAGAGTAACCGTTACTTCTGATTACGATGATGCCGATTTAAGATATCAGGTAACTGGATATGACCCCTCTGAGAATAAGTGGAGCTCAAAGAAATATGAAAGCGGTTCTATTTTCTATGCAAGAAAGGGTGACCAAAGATATTACTTTCGAAGTGTAGGAGATAATTCAGTAACTACCCATGTAGATATAGGTTTAGAATACTACACTAAATCTTATCATATCTATGCCGACATAGTTGAGGGAGGAACAGACCCAGATAACTTGGTAATTACTGGTACTAATCCCGTAATCAAAGTAAAGGTAACTGCTAATATGAATTATCAGGGCAATATTAAACCCGTATCTGTACAGTTACTTAATACTTATGAAACTAAGGATTCTGGTTCTATTTGGGAAATAACTTCTGCTGGTACTTATGAATGGGTTATTGCAGACTTCCCAGCAAAGAAAGTAACCTTAACCGTAACTGCTATTGCTACTAACTACACAGTACTCTGTGAACCAAGAAACATTAATCTTACCAACGGTGAAAAGTCTTTGATAACTATTCGTTCTTCAGATCCTAACGAAGATA